TGCTCAGCTTAAACCGAAGATGTGGGAATCTATGATACTTGACGCATGGTCGGAGTTAGGGCGGAAAGCGATTGAGATATGGGCAGAAAGAAGAGAGCCCGTTGTATTGTTTGACCCGGATTATATGGACGTTAATAACGGGGTATTGGGGAGAAAGGTTACCGTAACTGAAAGAGACGTACGAAACGAATTAATGAAAATAGAAATAGAGGTTAATGACGCTAACCTTAGTACTCCCGATGCGTTGATGAGTGAGTTTAAAGAGTTATTGCAGTATGGGAATATGGCGGAAGCAAGCCCGGGATTTGAATATATTTTATGGTCGACTTATAATAAGATAAGACCGGGAGCAGTGCCGACAGCGGTATTAGAAGAGGCTAAAAAACTATACTTATTGGAGAGAAAGAATAGAGAGCTTGAATTGAATGAACAGCAAATTGAAATGGAAAATAAAATAGCACAGCTTAAAGGACAGCCCGCTCAAAACGAGATGGGAAGTTCGGTAAGCGAAACAGAGCTTAATCAAGCGGAAGATGACGCACGGGCCCAGCTTGAGGAAATCGGGGTATGGGAAGGCTTAATCAGCCAGATGGGGAAAGACCCCATAAAAGAGATACGGAGAAAGGGTGAAGAGGAAGGGAGAAGCACAGAAGAGATTATCGGGCAGCTTCAAAACTTTACAGATAAATCGAAAAATATTTTGTATAGAAATCAGCCTAACGGCAATATAGGAGGAGAAAATGCCTAATACATTGGATGTGATTAACAATACAGTTAATCAAGGTTACGATGAAAATGAAGCACGGCGAAACGTGGAGAAAGAGCTAACAAGCAAGGATGTGGTACAACGGCGGAATACAGGGCAAGAAAGCCCGCAGAGAGCGCCAGAGACTAATAATCCGGCACCGCCACCCGCACAACCCGCTTATAGCAAGGAAGATATTGAAGCGCTCAAGAAGGAAATTGCGGGCTTAAAACAAACTCGGGCTTCAGAGCAGAAACAATATGAACAGCAAAAGAAAGTATTAAGGACGCTTGAGAACCGTTCTTTAGGCACAGACATTGATAATGTGTTGAACGGGATTAAGGGGAAGTACGCAGACGTTGCTAAGTCATTCGGGTATGATATCAATAAGATCATGAATGACACTAAGAAGATTATGTCAGCGGCGGCTAAGAAAGGGATTTACACTCCGCCGGAGACAGCGTTTTATGAGATCGTAGGTCGATCCGGTATTTTAGAAAAAGCGCATGAATTGATGGAAGCGGACAAGCACCGGAGAAATCTATATGATGGTGAGCTTAGCAATGAAGTTGATGAGCGTGATGACGCAATAGACCTTACAGAGATGACGGATGAACAAATTAAAAGGTTTATGCAGAAGCAAGAAACAGTAAGATAAATAGCCTCGTGTGCTATAACGGGAAGTCAATCCAGAGTGAAACTATCCCAAAGCCAAAGAGGAAATAATACAAGGAGAAAATTATGAGTTTTAACAAAGAATCGTTATCGTCATGGCAAACAGAATTAAACAAAGTGTCGGCCGTGAACGGTGAGACAATAGCGCAACGGTTAGTGTCAAACTCTCCTTTCCTGTCATGGTTAATGGGGGATAGTTTTGAAAAGGTAACCGTTAAAAACCCGTGGATCCAGGAACCCTTGAAAGTGTATAAGTTTAAAAACACTTACAGCAAGGGGAGAGAGAAGAGATGGGCGTTGAAAGACATGGGAGTATTTAGTGATGTAGACGAGACTAAAGATTACTATATCCAATATGGTGATCAAAAGGTTGCGGCCGCTCAGAACAGAAGCACAAAAACAGCGGTGATGAAACCTTTTGAGTTTGGTTTTACAATGCAGTTTACTCAGGAAGATAAGGATAATATCGAGGACTACAATCAAGCTATTTCCGATTGGGTCGAGGACTCGTGGGAAACGCATTTAACTATGTTGTGTACTCGTTTATTGAAAGACTTAGAGAACGGCACGGCAAACAGTGATGCGACAGAAGGCACAGTTACGACTTATACCGATGGGCTTACGAGACGTTGCCCGGTAGGATTGCGGACTGCAATCAGTACGGATCAGTATGCCGGAGTTACTACGTCCGATATGAGCCAGTGGAAAGGACATGAGTTCGATTGTGATAGTAAGATGTTTGGGGTAACAGCCGCAAATATGGACAGCATTTCAGACTTACTAACAGTAAAATCTAATAGTAAGACAATGCGGTTTGCGTATTTGTTGCAGAGTATCGTTGAATCATTAGAACCTAAGAACCCAGCAGATATTTCGATATGGATGCACCCCTATACGTACAAATACTTATTCTTACCTACTGTTGAGGACGTGAAAGTACAAGGCTTATCAATGTCATTTAGTGGCACAGATACAGTGTCTGCCACCGGTAAGTGGGGGAATAAACAATCATCGTCTATCACTCCTTACGACAGATGGAGTGAATATGATGTTAGTGGGGCTAAGGTATATTCGGAATGGGCTAAGTATAATCAGGCTTACGTATTTCCTGTTGATAGAATTTATTTTATCAATAAGAAAAATATTACTTTTGAAGCGAAAGCCGAGCGTAATTTCCGGGTAAGTGATTGGGAAGAAGTACCTACACACTATTCATTGTTTCAGAAGTCAGTAGAAACTACAGCCCGTTTCTACGTAAAAGATCGTTTTGCTCACGGTGTATTAAAGCTTGACTCATTAGTAAAAGCAGAGTTAGAAGCTATCACCGGTGATATTATCAGCGTATAGGAGGCGTATTATGAAAGAATTATCTTATAATGCCGTTGGAAGAGTTTATAAGGATGATGCGGATGCTAACCGCATAGGTTCTAAGCTAACATTCAGCGGTGCGGAATACACTTTTGTCAAGTTCGCTTCCGGTACTTATGTCAGAAAAGGGGAAGCGGTCTATTATGACACGGATTTTGTTGCTACTTTAGCGACACAGGGGAACAGGGTCATGGGTGTTGCTACTTGTGATGTTGATTACGACAGTTCAGATGCTCAATATGCGTTCGTACAATCACGTGGGTTTGTATATCCCGGGGTTGTGCTTGTAAGAGACAACGCTTCGCCCGCCGTAAACACAGATTATGATAAGGTACGGTTAATACAATCAAGCCGAGACGGGGCGGTCGAAAACCTTGAGGGACGGAGTATCTCCTTATCAGGAGATATGGGTATTGACGTAGATACCGGTATTGTTACAGCGAATGCCGGGACAGCGTTTTCTTCTGAGGTTCAGTCCGGCGATATTGTTAGTATCAATGGCGGTGGAGCGATAGGAATTGCGGTAAGCGTTACAAATGATAATTCCATGATCTTAGCTTGCACAGCAGGTTCTTCTAATGAATCAGCTAAAACGGCCGTTGTTACAAGCCCTACAAGAGACATTGTAGGTGATTTCTTAGCGGACGGCGAGACTGAAAACGCAGACACAAAAACGCTTACAGGAACGGTTGCTTTAGCGAACAGTGATGCGACAGTAACAGGGACTAACACTATATTCGATGTTGAGCTTCGAGTTGGTGATCAATTTAGTATAACTGATGGCGGAGGAAACACTGAAACAAAAACCGTTGCGTCTATAACTAATAACACTTCATTTGAAGCTAATGCGGCATTCAATGCGGACGCTGAAATATCGGGGTCGACTTTAAGCGTACAGCAGTTAGTAGTACCAGCCTTTTTGTTGTAAAGAATATATAGCCCGGCAATGCCGGGCTTGTCTTAATTTTAATTAGAGGAGTTATGTAATGGCTAAAAAAGAATCAGAGCGATTTACTTATCAAGATATTGATAATCTGATTGAAAAAAAGCGCCCCACCCCATCATCGGGGGCTTTATTTAACACTATTAAAAAAATGGGGGATGATTTAATCGGCGTAGAGATAGGGGTGTGGAAAGCGAGAAATATGTGCTATTTATTGGATATGTGCTCAAATATCAAAAAATATATCGGGGTTGATCCGTACATAGCTTATAACGACAGAGGGGATGTATCAGAAGAAAACGCGGTTGCTAATATGCACACAGCGATAGACCGTTTAAAAAAATATGGCGAGAGAACCGATCTTGTAAACGGCACAATAAATGATTTAAAAATGGAAAAGGAAAGTGTTGATTTCTTTTATATTGACGGAGATCATACATACGATTCAGTGAGCAATGACATCGAGACGGCGTGGGAATTATTAAAACCGCAGGGGTTAATATTCGGACACGATATAGAGCGGGATAGCGTTAGAATGGCAGTCAATGATTTTGCTAAAGAGAATGACGTAAAAGTGTTTTACATAAATAATGACCTGTATGCGATTATAAAAGACTCAAACAAAGAATTAGAAGATAAGTATTTTCCTAATTATTCAGTAATGGTTTGCACGCCCGCATATAATTCTATGGTTACACTTGATTGGGTTGATTCTATAGCTCAAATGCAAAATATAGGAGTGCCGGTTGATAGAATAACTGTTAGAAATGAAAGCCTTATAACTCGGGCAAGAAATATTCTTATATCAAACTATTATCTAAAATTTCATCATAGCCACTTATTGTGGTTGGATGCGGACGTATATTTACCGGCGGACGGTTTGAAAAAAATGCTTAAATCAAAGTATGATGTGATTGCCGCTCCGGTAAGAATTAAATCATTGGATAAGAAAACATTTAGTATATGGGGTATTGAAGAAGACGGAGACGTATACGCTAAAGTAAAAAGGGTTGCAACCGGAGCGTTAATGCTATCCCGAAAAGCGGTTGAGGCGTTAGTTAATCACGCTAAGGAAAACGGAGACGTATATCCGAACACAAAGAAGTATCAAGAGATCGGGGACATAAAAGAGGTATACGATATATTTAAACTTCGGATTGATAGTGAGGGAATCTATTTATCAGAGGATTACTATGTATGTGATGTATTGAGAGAATTGGGATTTGAAATATGGGTTGACAAAACTATCAATACATATCATAGTGGGAATGCGGTATTCAAAGGGTTTGATAATTACGTAAACCTTGCGAACGATGAGATTAAAATAATACATGATTACAGAGAAAAGGAGGAAGAAGATGGAAAACATGATGAAGGGAAGTCCGATGACACCTAAGGGCGGTGGTATGCCTACCGGTCAGGGAGCGATGCCCGGGATGCCGACAGGTCAAGGTGCGGGAGCAATACCGGGAGCCGGTGGGCCTCCCACGTCTATACCGAACTTAGTTGAGGTTAAGAATGATTTCGCTCAAGCCATGACGTTGATTGATGAAGCGCCGGAGCAAGCAATTCCGTTTTTACAGAATGTAGCACAGGCTAATATTCAGATTAGTCTATCGGACTTTGCTAAGACTTTGATAGCGCAAACTGATCGAGGCGGTATGGCAGAGCCGGAGGTTGAAATTGACAGCTCATATTTAGAGCTAAGAGGCAAGAAAGAGGGTATAAGTCCGAGAGACACCATGCCGGAGGAATAAATGTCTAAAACACTATCCGATTATCGGACAGAAACAAGGCGCTTGCTTAATGATAATGCTCAATACGTTCAGACTCATCATAGCGATGCAGAAGTGAATCGGTTTATTAATTATTCACGGTATTTAATCAATCAAGAATTACGGGTAAACGAGAAAAGACAATACATACAACCGGAATATTATGTAGATGAGTATACTTTAAATTCCGATCTGATTACGGTTACTCGTATTCTTGATATGGTTAATGGGAGAGAGGTAAGCCCGGAGAGACGAAAGTATGTTGATAACGTACCTACGCAATACTATACGTGGGATAACCTATACCACATAGATGAGCGGAGACGGGTATTGACATTATTAGAGCCACCGGAGGAAACACCTGTTACTTATGAGATAAAAACATTTTCACGCACCGGTAAAAAGATTGTGATTGATGGAACAATCGGAAGCGGGACAGTAACAAGCTCAGGAACAACGGTAACTATTACAGACGGAGATACTTCAAGACTATCGGCGGGGATGTTAGTAACCGCTAATAGCGAACAAGAGACAATAGCCAGCATTACAGACGAGGACACGTTTGAATTGGAGACCGCCCCTGCTGTTGCATGGAGCGGTGATACGTGGTCATTCTTATCATCAAGCAGTACGTTACCGCACGTAGGAGATTGGACAGACTTAAAGCCTACCGTGAAAGTATGGGCTGATGACGTAACGCTTGACGGAACAACGGATAGCACAACAACCGTTCTTATGGCTGATACTACCGGAGTAAGAGTAGGGCAAACGGTTACAGGCGATGGAATACCGTCAGGGACAACCGTAGAATCTTATGTAACAGATACGTCTGTAACTTTATCTCAAGCGGCGACAGCAAGTGCTTCGGTCAGTTTGACGTTTAGCTCATCGGCGGAGTATATGAGGGCTTCTTTAGTCAAGACCGACACAAGCGGGACAGAGTATAAACTATTCTTATCTTCACTTGATATAGAGAGCAACGGAGAGAGTATCACTTTTGAGGATGGAGATAATCTGCAGTTCGTACATTACGTAGTATACTATTTAGGAGACCCGGATGATTTAAGCGATGATACTGATACTTGTGAGTTACCTATTGAAGTACAGCGTATAGTGCCTATAAGAGCGGCGTACGAGGGGTTCATGGCTGATGGCGGAGACTTGAGCGCATACGCGAACGATATGCTTGTAAAGTATCAATCTGAAATCAAAGGCGTATTGAGAAGCTTGAATGATCAGGAAGCGCTTAACGCTAACCAACGGGCTAAGTTTAGCAATCAGGCTTCCGAGAGATCGTTCGGGGCTTTACACAGGAGAAATAGGTGAGAGTATTTTTTTTAATATTAGGGATAGTTGTATTAGGAATAATTATATTAGGGAGTTGTATTTTGGAACAACGGAAACTTAATTTAGACAATATCATCGGGATGGACGTACAAGACTTTAGCGTAGAACAACGTTCGGTAAAAGAGATTATCAATATGCAACCGGATAGCTCGGGGTGGCGTATTAGAGCAAGTAAAAAAGATGTATTGTCTCTTGAAGCCGGAGATATTGTTTATGAGACATACGTAGTTGATGAGAAACTATATGCTCATATAAACCGTTCAATCCGGGTATACTCTATTGATGATGACGCTACGGATAAGCTGTTAGAAGAGTATTCATTCGAGTATGATTTTAAGTTTTTCAATTCTCAATTCAATAATGTGTTTTATCTCATTGATACAACGAACGAGAGGAATTATGTATTACAATTCACAGACCGGGTTACGTCCATTGTAGACGATACCGGAGACACCGATGTATCGACAGAGCTGATAATGCACACTATCGACTCTAATACGAAGGACACAATTTGGAGCGGGCTTGCTTTACACGCAGACACCACAGAGGACTCAAGTACGTGGGATGATAGCGTGAATAAATATCTTGTAACTTACACCGGAGAAAAGATCGCATTGATGACTCAGTACGAACAGGTTGCGGACACTTTTAGATATGTGATAGTCGCTTCCGATGGGACGGACACGTATGTATACGAGACAGCGTGGGACGATCCTAAGCCGGAGTATTGGGAAAGCAGATACAAAATAACAGGAAGCGATATATTTGACTCCGCAAGTACAGCTAAGTACATGGACATTAAGAATGATTATGCTATTGAGGCGGAGTATATCAATAGCGGGCTTAATGGCGTTGTAGCAAAATCACAAAAAGGGATGATAGAGTTTAGCGGATATATCTATTTAATTACTTCCAACGGATGGTTGTATTTCGGGAATAATAGCGAAGGGTTTATCATCAAACACAAGCGGACTGCTTTTGATTCTATTATATCTCACAATGGAAGTGTTTACGTTGCGGGCGGAAAGAATTTATGGAAATTAACAGAGAACGGCTTAAGCACAGAAACAACTACATCATATGATATTAATGATATTGTTTCGTTTGATGGCGATATTTATATATCACAGCAACTCAGCTATATTTTAAAATGGGACGGGGTATCATTAACGGAAGTTTCTACTAATTCCGGGGGGGGCGTATTTTGTGTGTTTGACAATAGCCTATATATGGCATACGATGGAAGCGGCCCGTTTGGACCGTCTGTAAAGGAATATGGAGGAGGGACAACGTGGAACAGCACGGGCTCTATTGGCAGTTCGTGGTTTTCTTCAAACAAACCTGTTACCGCCTTAATTGAACATGACAGTAAATTAGTTATTGGTTTTTATGATTTATACGTGGGAAACACAGGGTATGTTTATGAATATGATGGGTCATCATGGAGTCAGGTCGGTGGTACAATAACGGGGATACTTCATTGTTTGGTTGAACACAAAGATCAATTATATGCGGGTATTGAAAACTCAGCTGATGGTGAATTATATTTATATAATGCGGGATGGAGCAAAATACTTGATGAAGGTAGCGGCGATGACGTTGGGAAAGCAATATATAGCATGGTATCAGTAGACGATATATTATACATATCAGGGATAACATCGGGTGCTATCGGGTATATTAGCACTTACAGCGGGATATACAACGACACCTATGAAATATGGTATCAGGGAGCGGATCATATAGATTACATAGCGGTTGATGAGACCGCCGGAACGGCTACGGAGACTCAGTTTGCGAGTAACACTATTACAGGCGGGAAATCATGTAAAGTAATGCAATTTGTATATCCCGATGCGGTTGTATCATATTTACTACACGTGGATAGTGGAGACTTAATAGATATATATGTCATTGACTTAGAAGGAAACACGACTTACATTGCTTCTAATCTTGAGGCTTTAGGCGTATGGACATCGGGCAACCCATCATATCCAAACATTAATTCAAGCTATGATTTAACTACATATATCGGGATGGGGAAATCAATCAATGAATATTATGAGAGAAACGATAGCGGGCAAAGAGCAGTAACAATATCCGCTATGACTAATAACCGATTTGTTTTAATAGATTTTTATTTAGATAGTGCTGATGAAGCTACGGAGGAGTTAGAGTGGTCATTTCAAGACGAAGGGGCGGTAATAACGGACTCAAACTATACTCAGTCCGCTCAGACTATCGTAGTAAGCCCGATAAAGACTTCTTATGCTGATGACAGCAGGGTAAATTATTTTTATGTAGTAAACGGAGCTAAGGTAGACCGCTTTAAAATAACCGGTAACGTTATGAGCAATGATGACTTAGGGGCTAAAGAGTTCTTTTATAACTATGAATTTTCAAGATACGTTGATCCGGCGGGGAATATCCTCGCTTTAAGCATAGGGAATCCGAAGGGGTATGTGCTAACAGAAATAAATAAATCTGTAAAAGTGCCGGTAAGACCGTACTTTACAGCAGACTCAGATGATAGCTTAACAGAGGACGGGATAGAGGAAGACTTTGAATTGCACCAAACTTTTGAGCTTCAGGTCGCTAACTCAACACAGAAGTTTAGAACAAGAATACAAGCGGGGGAAGGCTCACAGGTACTCATTAATGATGACGGGGACTCTTATAACTGGAAATATTGGATGTTTTATCTTATTCCGAGAGGGTTACTTGATTATGGTAACGCAACAACAGCTACGGAAGATTATAAATTAGGCGTAAACGTTGTAAAAGGGATAGAGGGTACAGATCAATATGAATCATATTTTTGGCTTAAAGACGCTATTACTACACAACAAGAGGACGTAAGACTACCGGAGACCTTTTATGATCCGCAGATTGGGATTGAAAACATACAGATAGGCACAAGCGATTTGTGGACTTACATTGTGAACGATAAAATATTTTACCGCAAAGAGCAATGGATGGACACTAATTCCGCTACCGTTACTACCGCAGATGACGGAAGCTATTATTCGACAGCGACGATTAGCGGAGTTGATAATCCGCTATTCCGTGTAGGAGACTATCTAAGCGTGATTGCGGACTCCGAAGTTGCCACTGTTACCGCAGACAGCGCCGTTATTTCAGACATAGCGGACACTTCTAACATAGTGGTAGGAAGTAGGGTTACAGGGACAGGCATACCGGCGGGGGCGGTTGTAGTATCTATTGTTACTAATACTTCCGTTACGTTGGATCAAGACGCTATTACAACGGGGACACCGACAGTTTACTTTTGGGACGTAAAGGAAATACTGGAAATATTAGATGAGACCGCTGGAGAATATAAACTATCCGGTACAAGTTTAGGCTGGAGTTCTGACAGTTTTGAATGGTTACCGAAAACAGCGCCGAGAGACCGCTTTATATTGGGGAATACTGATCCGCAATTTGAAAGCGATAGAATGTTTATACAGGATTTAATTGACCGTCCTGATGAATTGACGGTTGCTTTAGATTATAACCGAAAATCGGGCTATTATTCATACGGATATTTATTTATGAATAGATATAACCGATTTAATTTTGGAGCGGAGCCTACCGGAATTTATCAGGTAGATCAAGGTAGTGCGGTGATAGCAACGGAAAACTCTATATACACTATGACCGGAGACAGCGTAGACACGCTAACAACGAATTTATTGACTCAAAACTTAGGACTTGAAAAAGACAATTATCAAGCGATAGTTTCTGACGGGCAGAGAGCGTTTATTCATAATCAGCATGGATTGTTTATGATAGCACCGACAGAGGACGGGTTAGTAAAAAAGGATATATGGAAAGAGATACAAGACTATTTATATTATCAAGACTCCGGTAATTATTTAGGGCTTGACGTAAACAGAAACTTATTATACGTCCCGCTTGACGAAGATCAGATAGACGAATTGAAATTAGTAACAGCAAGCGGAGATTATCAGGACGTAACAGAAGGTGAAACCGAGACACTGTGGACAGCGTATTTTGGAGTTTATGATTATATAAACGATGCGTGGAGGATGTATGCTTATGAGAGGACAGAGGGGAGCAGTTGGACTCCCGTATTTGGATTTATAAATGACTATCTAATTTTAAGGGTTGACGACACGTTAATCATACCGGAATATTTAAAGAGCGAAGGAAGCGAAAATCCATTATGCCGGTTCAGGACAAAGATGATGACTATGGGTTCATCATTTGAGAGGAAACAGCTTTATGAATCATATAATCAATTTGAATTACATAACTCTTATGGGATTGATTATTTGCGGAATCGCCTTATTGTTAATGACGGAGAAGCGGATGTAGCTTACAAGTATGGTGATTTTGGACAGACAACCTATACAGATTGTGATGAAGTGTATGATCAGTCCGCTAACAGTAACTTTGATACGGCGGAAGGAATACAGACCGCTCATTTACCTTACGAAAGGTTTGAGTTTAGACGGATAGAATACATGATAGAGTTCGGACGTATGGCGGACTCTAATTATTCACATGTAGGGCTTGAAGAAGTAACTTTTTATGTGATACAAAAGAAAAAGAAAGTGAAAGGAATATCTTCTTAGGAGGAGATCATGGCTTCAATATTACAAAGGATTAGCGATGTAGAAACCGTTCAAACAGATACACCGGAAAATATACAAGGTTTAGAGCAAAGTTTATCGGGCTTAGAGCAAGACTATTCTAATCTAACCGAGCTTGAATCTAATTATCAAAAAGGGCTTAGTGGCACAGGCAGAAAATTAGAGCTTGCTGAAAGCGAAGCCAGTGCGTTGTTGACAAGCGCGTACGGGGAAGCAAAAAATATACCGATATACACGGCTATATGGAAACACAACCCGGATGACCGCAAGCCCGGCGAGCCGACTCCAATAACATCGGCGAACGTTCAAAAAGAATGGGGATCATTAAAAGCACTAAGAAACAATTTATCGGGGAAGGCGTGGGGTTATACACCGGCACAAGCGCAAGCGGTAGCCCGCAATATACAAAGATTTCAAGAAGCTATGGTTAATCTGGACAAGAAACTTGAAGAAGTTCAAAAGTATAAGCAGACTTTAAAAAGATACGAGGAAGCTTTGGGCGAGACTACGGAGGGGTTATCGGGAACAGAAATAGAGATAGACGATATTAGCAGTAATCTTAAAAGCGAAAAAAAGCAGTTCGACAGTTTAAAGTTTCAGAGAGAAGGGGCGATGAGAGACGCTATTGATAAAGGACGGACAGTCCGCAAAAATTTAAGCGAGTTATAGGAGGTTATAAATGTCAAACGCATGGCACGATGTATTAGTTGGGACGGGTAAATATGCGACTATGGGTGAGTTAGAGGACGCAATAGAGGGATATCAACAGGAATTACAGTCCGCAAAAGATGATCCGGAAAGGGAAAGGATATTAGAAGAAATTAGAAACCTTGAGGGGCTAAGGGCTTATTATGAAGAGCAAGGCTTAGTAGACGCAGACGGGAGATTGGTAAAAGTAAAAGACGTAGCGGACGAGTACATTGATCAGGATTACCTTGATCAGATAAAAGAAAATCAAGCGGACGCACTATCACAAAACACAGGACAGGTATATCAAGAGCTTAGGAGACAGCAATTAAAGGGAGACACGTCCGCTATGCCCGGTGAAGTATCATCTATCGTGGAATCATTATCCGCAGAGGATGAGAAAGAATATCAGGACGCATACTTAGATCAAAAGAATTTAGCTTATACAAAAGGTTCGTCAGAGTTAGGCAGGGGAGAGCAGTATGCTACAAACTTAGCGGCGGATGAGCGGGCTTTATTAGAGCTTCAGCTATCAGCATTATTACAAGAGCAAGCGACACAGTTAGGGCTTAGTGAAGCCGAGATAAACGCACTCCAAGCAAAAGTAGAAAGTATGCCGGACGGATTAGTACAGCAGATGTTAGTTGCTGGAAGCGGGCTTGCGGGTCAATGGATAATGGGAAATCTTAGTGGCGGATAAGCGTATAAAGAACAATATAAGGAGAGCATAAAATGTCAAATAGAGGGACATATCAATTTGAAAATAAAGAGACAAGGAATTTGATATTAGAGGCGTTAATAGACAATGGGTATAACGCATGGTCAAAAGGGATAAAACAAATTGCGTGGAACGATGAAAGGCTTAGCGAAGAAGCTTTAAACAGCATTATATCCGGCGGGGTTAATAGTGATAGCTCAGGCACAGGCAATTTGGGGACGGGGATAGCGCAAGGGATAGTCAATACGAACTATCTTGATCCGGAGGGCGATGGTATATTTGTGCGATCTGAAAACGAAAACAACATGGGGTATAGTTTCCCAGATGCTTATGAAACGTTGCCACAATCAAGCATAGCTAATCAACAAGCGGTACAGTCTATGACAGAAGAAGAAAAACAAGCAATCATAGATAATCCGGTACAAGCAGGCTATACTAAAAATCCAACACCGGGGATTGAAGGGACAGCCATAGGGCTTTATATCCCGGAAGAAGAGGAAGAGGATAGCGTTATAGGAGATCAAAGTACGGCGGATAGAATTGAAGAGGAAAGAAACAGCACCGTTTACGGGCTACCGGATGATCTTAAAGAGTTAGGGCTTACGTTAGCGTTAGGAACAATGGGAGACTTTGATTTTACAGCGCCTACACCGGCGGGGGAAGGATCGACAGGGGCTTCTATCGTTGGGGCAATAGTGGAGGGGTTCTCCGAAGGTTTTCTCAATAAAGCAGAGGAAGCGTTGACAGCAAAACAGGGCTTAAACAAGTTTTATAATCAGCTTGTGCCGCAAGCAGAGATGATATACGGGGTAGACTTTATACAAAGAGACGATAACGGAGAACCTATCATTGATGAAAAGACCGGGTATCCGAAATTAGGGAATGCGTTTGAAAACATAGATTATGAGACCGCATTAAAATACGCTCAGCAAGAAGGGTTACAAGAAATTGAATTAATGATTGAGCAGTATGATAAGCTATCCGAAGCGGGATATTTAGGCGGGGATGACTCAACAAGCGATAGTGTATTTGCACAAGCACTTGTGGGGATGTTTGATGATGACACAGATACAGACAGTGATGATGACTCATAGCAAATAATAAGGCGGGAATATGGCGGACTTATTTGAATTAGATAAAGACAAAAGACAGCAAATAATTGACACATTAAATCAAGACCCGTTAAAAGCGTATAAAGAGCTGACCGTATTAATTGAGACTATGAACGGGGACAGTGAAGCAACCGAAATGATTGAATCGATAGGCGGGCCAGACACTCTTAAAGACTTAAGAGATGGGCTTGATGTAACAGAACAAGAGAGAATAGACGCTTTTCAGCCCGCCACATTGCCGGAGCAGATGACGGAGTTATTGGACAAAGAGCCGGAGGAACTGTATAAAACACTCTATTCAGAGTATGCTTACGGAGATCATAATACAGATCAGAAGTTACAGATCAGAAGCATTATGAACGGGGCTAAAAGCTATTTAGCAGACAAAGGGGTAAATGCGGACAAATACTTACGCAATCAAAGCGTAGTAATGAAGGGCTTAAACTTCCTGTCAAACATACTATCTATCCCTACTAATCTAATATCAAGCACAGCTCAAAAAGCGATAACAGGGAAATGGGGGAAAGTGTGGAACGGCACGGGGTGGATGGAGTTTTTAGGTGAACTCGGAGAACAGAACAATCAAACGATAAGAGACATTATCGATAAATCGAATAAAGGAATACCGCTAACTCAAGAAGAACAAGACGAAATAGATAATGAGAATAAAAAAAATACATGGATAGGGATGGGGTTGAACATTGCGCTTGACCCGCTAACATGGATCGGGCTTACTCCGATTGGAAGGATTGGAGGTAAAACTCTTACTTTGAATAAAGCAGGGCAAGCGTCAAGAATAAATCAAGCGAGATTAGCGGGGCAAGTCGGAGACTCTATAAAGACTAACGCAAGATTTTTAAGGAACGCATTATTAGGAACGGGAGACGATATAACACGGAGCATGTTTAATGTTACTGATGATATAGCCCGCTCATCGATAGATGATTTAGGGAAGCTATTAGCAAAACCGAAAATTGTAGATTGGGATGATATTGATGATAGCGTGGGATTATTGAGAAACGTATCACAAAGGTTAGGGATTGCTGAAAACGGGGTTGATCCTATAAAGATGACAAACAGCGTAACCGACTTTGTAAACAGGGCTAAGGACGCTGAAAAGATAGCGGCTAAGCCATTATTACAGTTTACTGAAAAAGCGGGGAAGAAGATAGAGCGTGTTAAAAACAGGCTTATTGAAGGGACTTCATTAGGGCAATCAACACGGAGAGCGGTAGGTACTAATATGCCCGCAAGAATCGCAGGCGGAGACGGGGATATAATGAGAATCGGAGATGAGACCGCTGATTTTATTAGAGACACAGCAGGGCGTGTGCTTGATCCTAATGACGCTTTACGAGACGCACGTAGGTTTGATGGATATTACTATAATACCGTTGCGCAGAAACAAAACGCCATACAGGTCGCCGTAGACGATATTTCAGGCATTGTGAATAACAGATTAGCGGATGGACAGACAGTAAACGATGTATTGACAGAGGTAGTAGAAAACCCTTCATTCCTCGCAAAGTATGGATTATCTTTAGATGATGTAGCTCCGGTCAGAAAAGCATTCGATGATATTATTATTGACGAGGTTCGGTATGGGGTAAAGAGTAACCCGCTTAATCTTAGCATATTAGACCAGAGAGAATATCAGAGGTTATTATCGAACTACACAGACGAATACACTAATTTCATAAACAAATATTTATCGGATTATGATGCAGATCAAGCAAACGGAATTATAGATTATTTATTTGAGAATCCGAGTAAATATAAAGATTATGGTATAAAAAAAGCGGACTTATCCGCTTTAAAGAGTGCGTATAAAAGAACTACATACAATACAAGTAAATCAATAGCCACAAAAGAATGGGATAGTTTAGCTCAAAAATTCCATGAGCTTCAAGTAAACAACCCATATGATCCACAATTAGACGTGATTGAATCACGGTTAAGACAAATGCTTAATGAGAGCAACGGGCTGAATCTTATGGGGACTGAAATTGCTGATGAGTTTGATAACATTGCGTATTTTACACACGCATTAACACCGGAAGCGAAAGAGTTTATATTAACACTTCCTACGGGAAAGCAACGTCAATTCAAGGAAGCGATAAAAAGTTTCATTTATAAAAAATCGTCAGGCAGTCAAAGCAATATTCAAAGAAGGATGACCGGTTCGATTGGGGAGATTGATGAAGCGGCTAAGAGCGGCCAGATATGGGACGGATTAGCGGAATGGTGGACTAAGCGCTATCCCGATACTCCGATTAAGATATTTGATACAGACGTAAACAAAATATTAGGGCTACGTGGGGCGAGAGCGGCCCGGGCTATTCATCAACAAAAATTCTATGAAGGAATAACGCCGTTTATATTTGATATGCCACAACAACAATCAACGGTAAAGCTGGTAGGGGATTGGGTGCCGACAGCGATTAAAGGTAAATACGCTCACCCGGACATAGCACAAGCTATTGAAAAGACATACAGGATTGTAAACGATCCTAAGGCTACACGGAAACTATTAAACACAATGGACGATCTTCAAAGGATATGGAAATCAATTACACTGTCATTATATCCGACAACCGTATTTAGAAATATGTTAGGTAACTTCATGAATAGCGCTTTATCATTAGATGACCTTAGCCAGCTACCCGGATTAGTAAGGTCAAATAAAGACGCATTAATCACAATGAGGCTTGCTAATAGCGCTATGGGAAAGACAGATGAAGCGATAAAACTATTTGATGACGGAATACTTAAGAAGGCTTATGACATAACAACGGCGGACGGACGGAGAATAAACTTAGGGGAAATATTTCAAGAAGGATATAAGCGGGGAATATTTGGAACAGGGCAACGCAGAGTATTGACAGAGGGGAGAAAAGGGGCAAATAACACAGGCTTATTAAACAGATTTGCGAATTGGTTTACTGATACGGTAGGGAAAAATCCGCTTGCGGTTGCTAACGATACAGTGGAAGATTGGTCAAAGTTTGGGTTGTTTGTAGACGGGGTGCGGAGAGGGTTGCCGTATGACGAAGCGGCTAAGAGATCGTTTAAGTATCTGTTTGACTATGCGGATATACCGGATATATTTCGGACTTCTATAAGACGGATAGTACCATTCGCTACGTGGACACGAAAGAATATGCCATTACAGATAAGCCATATGCTTAGCGTACCTACACGGATTACTGTTAGGTCAACATTACAGGGAACTCAAGCGAGGGTTGGTGATCCTACGGTTGATGAAAGGTTTATGAGCGGATGGTTGTCAGAGGGAGCGCCTGTAAGAATGGGAGAAAACAGAGTAGGACAGCCCCGATATGTGATGATGGAAAACTTCTTACCGTTCTTTGATGTGAATAGAATATTGCGGGTTGCGTTAGATGATGACAAGGTTCAAGCGTTTGTAGATGAGATAGCGAGGGATATTACTCCGCTCATTAAAACTCCGATTGAGATTGCGACTAATAGAGATTTAACCTTTAGAAAAGAATTATTACGGTCAAAGTATGCGACAAAAGAGTATATGGGGATGAGATTAAGCCCGTTTATAACTCGTTGGTTACAGAATCTACGTCCGGTATCGTTCGCTGAAAAGTTTGGAGCGGGGGAATGGATTGCTAAAAACCTTAGCGGACAGACACTTACTAAACCGGAGGCTGATGTTAGGCGGGGTTTGGTGAGCTACCTTGTTATTACTCCGCAGATATACGATATTCCGTTTAGCCGGTCAATATCAAGATCGGTAACTAAAGGGGAAATATATGATGAGCTTACTAATTTTGATTATTGGGTTCAAGCCTTAAAAGACAAAGCGATGGCGGGGACAGAATTGACAGAAAAAGACGCTAAGGATATAATGACGAGAGCGTCAAATAACTTTTGGGACGTACAGGACGCTTATGTAGACGGTATACTAAGCAGAGACGAAAGGGCTATGTTTATGGAAAGAATAGTAGACACGCTTACGGGAGATTAAAGTGAAAATCAATACTTCAAATTTAGACCGCAATACAGCGAAAGCAGTACAAGAATTAGTCAAAGAGATAAACAAATTGCAGAATAAAAATAATAAAGAGATTGATTATAGTGAGATTGTTATTCCGGGGCAAGCGAAAGAATGCAAAGTAAAAGCCGGAAGCAGTTTAATAGGACGCTTCAATCTCAATGGGTGGACAGGAAATGTAACCGGAGATGTAACCGGAGACGTTTCAGGCAATGCCGATACGGTAGACGGCTATGAAGGCACGGATTTATTGAGGACTTATAATTCAAGCGTAAAAACAGTTAGCTCCGCAAATTACACTATATTAGACGATGATACATATTCACACATATTAGTAACTACGGGGGCAAGCGACAGAACAATTACTTTGCCGACAGCAAGCGATAATACAGATAGAATAATAAAAATTCAAAAAGTGGATTCCGGTACTGGCGAAGTTTTAGTTTCTCCTGAAGGAAGTGAAACATTAAACGGACTTGCTTTTGATTGGCGAATTACAGAACAGTATGATTATGTGCAATTAATTTCAGACGGTAGTAATTGGCTTGTGATTGACAATAAAATAGGGACGGTAGTAGAATTTACAACTACATCAACTATATCGGTAGACGGGTCGGCAAACTGGACAGAAAATCAATGGCAAGGGATAACTTCCGTTGCGCTTACGTTGACGCCGGGGATATGGGAGTTTGAATACATGGCAATGGCGAGGGCTGACACTTCCGGTAACACTACGCAAGGCGGGGTTTATACTGGTATTGACACGTCCGTTCGTACTAATTATTCCGGTAATCTTATACAAGATTCTGAGATTGGAACGTATTTATATGACGCAACTTCAAACAATAAAATTGCAAGGTTTGGAGCGTATTGCAAATTTGAAGTTTCTATATCATCAAATACAACGTATTATTTACATCTTAAGCCGTTGTTTGACAGCTCGGCGGATTATCTTAGAATTTTTTCGGGGCATGCTGGAATGACAAAATTGAAAGCAAAAAGGATTGCGTAATGAATGATAACGAATACAGCCGATTTGAAAAGAAACTTGACGATCACTATCGAAGGCTTGACGACAGGCTTCAATCAGTCGAGGGTCATTTTCGCAAGGATATTGACGATCTCTACGAGAAAGACCGCAAGCAAGGGGAGCGGATTGCTTCAAACGAGAAGGGCTTAGCGGTGCTTACTACGATAGCAGAGGAGACAAGCCGACAAGTGGAATCAATAGCGAATTCTTTCGAGTATCAAAAAAAGCATTGCGTAAAACAGTTTGATAAGATAAAATCAACTGAAGAGAATAGAGCGATAGACAAGATCAAAAAGGCGGGTGCTATTGTAGGCTTTATCACCGGCACGCTTACCCTTTTTGGAATGATGGCATTTGTGATTTGGAAGCTGTTTAGCATGGGCCTGACGGGCGATTGAAGGTTGGAGGCAAGTAATGAAAATAACGAAAACCTTAGAGTTTTACGATTTACCGGAATGGCTGAAACAAGACGGAACGATAGAGGACTTCAATGATTATATTTACAACGGGGGCGGGGTAGTTGCTTCCGATAAATCTATTGAGAAGGCAAAAAAGGATTTTCATAAAATTTGGTTTAGAGGAGGCGATCAATGAAAATTAATGTTATAACAAAATGTAGCGAATGCCCCGATTATAAAGGCATGAATTACGCTAACTTTCTTCATTATTGTAAGCTTAGCGGTGAAATTGAAATTGATCCGAAAAAAGGAATCTCAAAATATTGTGTGCTTAAAGACGCTGTTTTATCTCAAGACAATAAGGAGGCAATCAATGAACGGAGACGGGATTAAGAGCCGAAAATTGTGGATATTCCTTGTAGTCATGGCAGCCGCAATCGGGCTATTTATTTGGGGTAAGCTGAGCGAAAACGCCTTTCTGATATTGTTTGCCGGTTCGGCGGTGGTATACGGTGTTATGAATCTACTTGAGAAAGGAATCATGATAAAAGCCGGTAGCGTAGAGATTGACACGAAAGGCAATGAGTAAAAATCACGTTTATTTACGCATATTAATTTTATATGAGTAAAGATTGCGGATATTTGATTATAAGGAGGTAGCATGAAACTGATTAAAATAATTCGAGGCGGATCATTATCAAAATGGTTATTCAAAGCTGACAACGGCGATAAATACGACAGCCGAATAGAGGTATACGACTCCGAACATGATAACGCTGAAATGATATACTATTCCGATTACGTCAACACAGATCACACTGTAAACTATCAAGGCGGGAAGCTTGCTCCCGGCAATTACTTCGCTATTATCGGGATGCACAAGGGTAAGTATGAAGCTCCGAAAATATTCCGGCTTATCGGGAAACCGATTAAGCGACTACCGAAAATACGGAATGAGTTTAGCTTGACGCTGGGAGAGAGGACGCTTCCGTCTGAGATACCGAACCCGAAACATGTAGACAGAAATATAATATGCTGTGTAAACATTCACAAGGGCGGGAAAGAGTGGGATTGGTCGCACGGTTGTATTACGATCTATAAAGAAAACTGGAACCGGTTTATTGAGAACTTTGAACTGGACGAGATTTGCCGTGTAAAGCTGATCGAGGTGAAGCCTAAGAAAAGGAGTGTAGCATGAAATTAAAAGTTGACCCTGTAACGGTATTAATAGTTATTGGATTATTATTGTCTCATACCGGAGTGTTTATAGCGGGCTGGAAAGCCTCTCCGAAAGAAATAATAGACATTACTGAGGTTGAGTCTAACCAACGGACTACGATAGACTCAAGCCAAACTACTGACGTTATGAACGGGAATGTTACTATTATTTTTGAGGACGGGTTTACGAATAAGATTATTAATATACAGGTTGATAATCTCACTAACGTTACAGTGGTCAATCTAACTAATGAGCAAACAAATTATGCGATAACAAACGGAGGATAATATGACAATAAAATCAATGTTGACAAACTATGTAAAAATGAATGGCTATGAAAATTTAGCTGATTATTACGAACAGAAAGGAGAAGCGGGGATAAGAAGCCTGAGCGATATGATATATCTTAACCCTGAGTCCGGTTTAAAAAATAATGATAATCCGTATAGCGACAGGGAATCACCGACAGGAGCGGATATAGCCGGTAGCGGAATGACAGAACAAAAAGTATATGCGACAATACAGGATATATTAGAAAACGCTGAGCCTGAGCCTGAGCCTGAGCTTCCGACACCATCGACAAACCCGGATATGAGCTATGATTTAGCGTATTCCATAGTAGACAATCCTGAGGAGACAATCGGTTATTACCCCGCAGATGATGATTATGATAGCACAGGGACGTACGATCAAGCGCAGAAATTATTAAAGGGATTATATGACTCCGGGCAAATAACCGTTGATCAATTACCGGAGGGTGAAAGAAGGGCGAGGGGTATGGAATTATATAATAATGGAGAATACGATGAAGCGATTGAAATATTTAAAACAATGCCTAATGACAATATGTCTCAAAACCTTATGCGAAAAGCAATAGATAAAAAAGAAGCATTAGCAAGGTTAGAATCTTATGAAGGAAATGAACACTCTTATTATTAGCCGATATAAACAGATTAGCTAAAAGCGTTAGCAACCTTAATCATAATATAGACCATGAGACCCACCCATAAAAGGGAGATTATTACTGAAAACATATTACGCTCCTTAGTTATATATACAGTGTAAGTCCGCTTTTTCCTAAAAATAATATGCGTATGTTTTCGCCATGCGTATACTATCCTCTAATACAGCCCTCGGAAATTGCTTCGGGGGCTGATTTAATATGCCTAAATATCCCTCTCTCGGCGTATGTAGAGCCAAAGTATAGCGTGATATGATAGATTTACTACATGGGGGTTTAAATCGGGCTTAAAAAAAATTATGTAAAAAATTAGGAAAATTTCCGAAAATAGTGTATAATATATTTGAGGGTAGTATTGAGCTTGCTTACAATACCACCTTTTAAAAATACCGTTGGGTTTCTATTGCAAGCAGTGTTAGCTCACTGAGAAAGCCAGCGGTATATTATTTTGAAAAAAGAACTTTAAATATCAAAACACAGTATTTAAGGTTTGTGTTACAAAGCCAATTCCTGCATGTGTTTCCGTTGCTTATAGCGACGGGCGGGGGTTGGCTTTTTTTTGTGGAGGGATTCAATGCAAAAAGTAGTAGGCAATAAGATTTTGGGAGTCAAGTATGTTCCTGTTGAGCATATTCTAAATGAGTATTTTGAATTTTCAAATACGCTTGACGAAAACAGTGATATTAATTTAGATTTTTATGATTGGTTAGATGATTATGAAAATCACAAATGTTTAGAAAGCGTCCATCAATATTTTTTATTTAGCATTATCAATTTAGAAGGTCTTGAAAACAAAAAAACTGTGAATTCTGTTCCAGAGATATTTATAAAAATAATTGCGAGAAAATATATTGATTATTATTTTAAACCAATATATAAATGTTTTAAACATTTTAATATCAAACCGCCGAGTGCGTGCGATGTTGCAAGAGATATAAAAAATAAAAATTATATTAATAAATCAGATAATAATTATCAAAATGAATATTTATACATAATACATAATAGCGAATATTATAAAATTGGAATTTCAAGTGATCCTGAAAATAGGCTAAAAGCATTACAGACTTCAAGCCCTTATGAATTAAAATTAATAAAGGTTTATGAGTGTAAAAACTCAAATAAAATAGAGTCATTAATTCACGCTAAGTTAAAACATAAAAACATAAGGGGCGAATGGTTTGATTTATCAAATGATGATATAAAAGAAATAGATATTTTAATTAAAAGTATAATAGACAAGGAGGCGACAGATGATTAATCAAGGCAACGCACACACTACATCAACGCCGTATGTATACCCGAAAGGCATAGGGCTTATCAAAAAAGTTATTGATAGCGAGATAAAGGAGGTGGATCATGAGTAAGCTATTGGAAATAACGGGGGTTATGAAAAGGGTAGTTGTATCTTGCACAAGATGCCCGTTGGGTTCTTGGATTGAGTATGACGATTATTACAGATGCCAGTTGATTAGCAAAGGATTCACAGTTCAAGAATTTGATGATGGGACAATGTTTCAGAGTTGCCCGCTACCGGAACATGAGGAGGCAAAGGAATGACAAGTATCTATATGGAGACAACGCAAAAGGAACCGGAAGATAGCCTAACAGACATTCAATTATTATTACGAGGAAAGACAGCACAAGAGAGAGAAGCCCGACCGTTTCAATTATCAAAATTCATGGCTTCTTACGATGACAATACCGGCAATATTGACGGCGTTATATTTTCTATTAAGCTAAAAAATACCGGGGAAGAGATACCCTTCCGTATGCCCGCTAATTGGAAAGCTATACAAAAATATGGCTATGAAAATAATAACACGAGATTGAAAAACGAAGATCAAGCAAGGCGGGTTGCATGGCGGCATGTATACAGATGGCTTCAGTCTCAGATGGCGATGATCACGCTTCAAATGGTATCACCGCACGAGGCATTTTTGCCCTATATTTGGGATGGTAAAAAAACGCTTTTTGAGGCTTATGATAAAGGGTTATTAAAACTGGAGGTAAAATGATGGAGCATAAAGTCGGGGATAGAGTAAAGATAAAAACTTTGAAGCAATTAAAACAAAATCATTATTTGTCTAAAAACAAATATTTTTTTGAAAACGAAGAGGCTTATAGGGTATTTGTAAATAGCCCAAATTATATTACAACTTTACCAACAAATCGGTCGGGTTACATATCCCGTACTATGCAACAATATTGCGGTACTGTTCAGAATATAGTTGAAATTTATGGTTCTTTTTATTATTTAGAAGCTTGCGGAGGATTTTGGCAAGACTGGATGTTTGAGGAGTTACAATGATATTTCCAAACAAGAAATACTCTATTATCTACGCCGATCCACCGTGGGAATACAAACAAACGGGCTCCGTAAAAGGATCAAGGGGAATGGCAAAGCACAAATATGATACCATGAGTACGCAAGATATTTGCGAATTGCCTGTAAAAAATATTAGCTTACCAAACTCAATACTTTTTATGTGGGCAACATTCCCAAATGTCGGCGAAGCGCTTAAGGTTATTTCAGCATGGGGATTTGTCTATAAATCGGCGGGGTTTGTGTGGGTTAAAAAGAACCGTAAGTCTGATAGTTATTTTTGGGGGATGGGAGCATACACAAGAGCTAACGCGGAGCCATGTTTGATTGCAGTCGGGTCCGAATTCAAAGCGAAAAAACAAATACTATCTCATTCAGTACATCAGATCATAGACACACCGGTTGAATATCACAGCAAAAAACCGGATATAGTACGTGAGAAAATTATCGAGCTGGTTGGAGATATGCCACGCATTGAATTATTTGCAAGACAGCGCCATGAAGGTTGGGATGCGTGGGGTAATGAAATATAATTTAAGAGGCTAAAAAACGTTACGCCGTCAATGTTTTAAAATAATCAAAGGAGTTATGTATGGGAAAAGAATTAAACGAGATACCGGCGATAATGAAAAAGCGGGCTATTTGGGCAAGGGGAAAGATATTGAGTGATCCTGAGAGCGTCCATATTGATCAAGACGAATTGTTAGGTTGGGTTTATAATGAGGACGATCACTTATGGTATTCTATTGACGGGAATTATAGCAGTAAATCACCTGAAGAAAAAATGGAAAAACGGTTACAAAATAAGTTAAAAGTAGAATATTATGAATTAGAGATGCAAAAGAGGTTTAAAAGAATAGAATATTGGTCAAGGATTAGAAATAAAATATTGGAAAGAGACAATAACACTTGCCAATTATGCGGTAAGACTAAAGCCTCTAAACTTCATATTCATCATATTTTGAAAAAAAAAGAAGGCGGGCCTGATACGTTTGATAATCTAATAACCGTATGCCCTTCTTGTCATAGAAAAGCTGATACAAAATATTATAATCCTGAGTGGACGTTAGAAGGGGGTAACAATGAATCATAGTTTCGATATTGAAGTGGCTGAGAAACATGGCATAGAAGCGGCGATCATTATTGAGAATTTAAAGTTTTGGGTATCTAAAAACAAAGCAAACAATAAAAATTATTACGATGGGCGGACGTGGGTATATAACAGTGTTACAGCGTGGCACGATCTATTTCCATACATAAAAGAGGCGACTATACGGCGGGTATTGAAAGAGCTGATAAAAAAAGAGGTATTAGTTTCCGGTAAATATAATAAGGCAAAGTACGATCAAACATTATGGTATGCGTTTAAAGATTGCTCACAATGGGTATTAACGGAAAAGCAAATCGATTTGCACGAAAATACAAATGGAATTGAAGGAAACTCTAAACCTATACCTATTATAAACACAGATATAAACACAGATAATAATACATAATATATATTATAAACTAATATTATATTTAATTAATTAAAGAGCAATTAGTGTGCCAAAAAATAAGTTGATAAAATAAATATTTAAAATAAATAATTGAATTATATTTTAAAAACTTATATACTGTATTCAGAACAAAGAGCGAAAAAAATAATTATAAATTATTTAGGAAAAAGCGGACTTTGTTTGTATATATAATTAGAATGCGAAACTCTCCCACTCTAAGGCTATAATCCATATCTTTGGATATAAACCTATACATGTTTGGGAGAGTGTGTGTAGGTAGCGGCGGGTGATGACATACAAAATATTGTTATCACCCTTTGCCGTGAAATATTTGCGGGTAAGGGTTAGAAAATATAATATCCGCTTAGGGGGCGCTCCTTAACAAACCTTCTGCCCCCGGCGGATTTATTTTGTGATATAACAAAAGGAGGATAGTATGAATGAAATTCAAGCGGTATCGAACAGCTCAATTATGAGCATTGATACAATCAAAGAGTATGGCATAGCTATACACGAGTTGTTAGAGTCTATCATGGTGCAGGGGAAGCACTATGATACTTTGCCCGGTGTGAGCAATAAACCGATCTTACTGAAAGCCGGTGCGGAGAAAATCGGCATGATGTTTCAGTTTGCGTTTGAGTATGAAGTCGAGAGGATGGATCATGAAAACGGGCATAGGGAGTATCAAGTAATCTGTAAAGCCCGCCATAGGAATAGCGGGGCTTACTTAGGATCAGGGGTAGGAACTTGCACAACGTTAGAGCCGAAATATCGATACCGGTGGGAAACGATTGATGAGGACATTCCATCGGACTGGAAGGAAAGAAAGGATTATTATAAAGCCAATGGGTTTAGGGTTAAGAAGCTGAACGGTTGGGTTTATCAGAGAAAGACTGATAATCCCGATATTGCTGAAGTTTATAATACCATATTAAAAATGGCGAAAAAGCGGGCTATGGTGGATTGCGTAAACACAGTAACGGCCGCTTCTGATATATTCGATGTAGACATAGAGGAATGGAAAGACGATCCTTCTAAAGAGGGTATGATACAAGACAGAAGCCCGCAAGTAACAGCAGAGCAAAAAGCGTTGGAATCATACAATAAATTAAAATCTGAGCTGGTTTTTAAAGGGATATTGACAACCGATGATATTGCGGGGATGTTACAAGAAGCGGGCGCAAAAGACTTCTCAGAGCTATCTATGGACGAAAAGCGGGCATTCTACAAGATGCTCAAAGATAAAGCCACAGAGAAGCCCACAGAGCGAAATTTAGGCACTTTAGATGACAGATTGAGAGAATTATCGGAGTGTGCTATTAGGGATAAAGTAATATCTTCTGATGAGATGATGAAGGTATTGGAAAAAGAATTTGGTGTAATCAAGTTTGCGGACTTAGATGACGCGCAGAAACAGCTAATGATTGATTATATCGATGGGAAACTAAAAGGAGAATAAACAACAGGGCAACAGTCCATAGACGCAGGCTTATATCCTAAAGCGAAAGCAAGTCATGGACTGCCCTGCCCTGTTTCTGGAGTTGATAATGAATGAAAAATGCCCTATTTGTGGAAGTAAACCGATAATTGGAATTAAGTTAATAGATTATAAAATGTTTTATTTTGGTATCTGCCCGAAATGCGGTTTTAAGCCGATAGAAAATAGAATAAATTATATGCCGGGCGGGGCGATGAAACGGTGGAATAATAGGGTTAGAAAATATAACAAGAATAAGGAGACAGAGTGATGGAGTATTTTACTACAAAACACGATGAGGGAGTAATTGGGATTGCGTGTGTATTAACGACAAAAGACTTGTTAGAGCATGCTTTATTATCTGATTGTGATAATGACACAGATATAGGCATGAGAGAGACACGGGCTCAAAATATCCTTAACGGCTTTAAAGGCTGGTGGGGATCAAAGGCTGATAATTTTGTCGGTTTGTTTGAATAAGGAGGCAGAGAATGGATAGATATTTAATTAACGGGGTATCATTACCCGGAGTAACAACGATAACCGGGCAGATGGATAAGTCCGATGCGCTCACTGGGTGGGCGGCGAGAATGGCTTGTCAGTATATAGAGAATGAGTCCGAGAAATTTCACGATGGTGATTTTCTTGTTAGCCCGGAAGTCCTTGAGCAAGCACAAAAAGAATTCAGAAACGTATCAAGCGAAGCGATGGACATAGGCAGTGAGGTTCACCGGGCTATTGAAGGATATATCAAGTACGGTAAAGACGTGGTAGAGGATGTAAGAGACGAGGTCATGCAAGCATTAATAGCTTTTTGGGATTGGGAGAAAGATAACAATGTGAAGTGGTATGAGTCGGAGATGATTGTATTTCACCCATATCATTGTTACGCCGGCACGCTTGACGCTATTGCAGAAGTGGGAGGGGATGTTTATTTAATAGATTTTAAGTCAAGTAAAGGGTTTTACAATGGGTATTTTGAGCAAGTGGCGGGCTATCTTATGGCTTACGAATACCTTACTCAATGGAAAGTGAAGGACGTTAATATTGCTTTTAATCAAGAAGGGCTAAAGTCCGTTTTTAAGAAAAGCTATAATAACGGACGGCGGGTTGACGGGATAGGGATATTGAGACTTGATAAAGAGACAGGCAAACCGGAATGGAAAGCGGAGTCCGTTCATTCTAAAATAGAAAATCACAAACGGACTTTTATCAAAATGGTTGATCTATACTACGAGGCTTATGACACTAAGACACGAAAGCGGAGACTTAAAAATAATCCGAGAGTAGAGAGGTTTGTCTGGTGAATTATATTGATATTCATTATAAAGTTGATCATGAGGGTCGGGTAATAACCGATCCGTTACCGACAGAAAATATAAGAAATAAGTTCGGTAAATTCGGGATAGCAAGGATTATGTCAAAAACAGATATAATACAAAGGGAAGTAAACAATTTATACTGGACTATTCATAAATACATACTTGAAAATGAATTAGGTATACTTCCGGTGAATGTGCTAAAAGACATAGCTAAACTTAAAACGAAAGAAGGACAGAAAAACGTTTTAAAGAAATGGACGTTAGATCAATTAGGAATGGATATACACGGCGAAGCGATAACGGCGGGCTATTCATTATCAGGAGCGGACAATGATTGTTACATTGATATTGTTAGTCAGACTTTAGAGCTATATAAGGATTATGGATTTGACATTAATCATTTCCGGGAAGAGCAGAATACGGTTCGTGTTATGATGGGGAAAGAGCCTATATAAAGGAGGCATAGGAATGACTGAAAGAAAAGAATATACGAAAATTACTAATTGTCTTGATAAAATTGAAAAAAAAGGTGGTGGTAGATTTCTCCAGCAAGCTAAAGAAAGAAACATAGAAAATAGAGAATTTCCAATTTATGGGTGGGCTAATGAAGAATTATCTAAAGAAGAAGATAAATATTGGCAATTTTATGTTTGGTTTACTAAAAACTTTTATGTAAATATGATGGTTGAAAGATATAATAGGGAGTGGCTTGTATCAACAATAACTCCCCGTTATATGGATAATGATCCTATTTCAAGTAGAAGAGTAACGCGTTCAAGATACCCCAATGATCCTGATTTTATTGAAGAATGGTGGTTAGATAAGAAACATAAAATTTTTTACTATCGCAATACTGATGGCAAAGAATTTGGTTCTAAAACATAATACGCAAAAACTATCATGGAGTATATTATGCGTAATCCGTTATAAAAGGAGGAATAGGATGGATGCGTTTGTAGGTAAAAGAGAGGTATAAATGAAGAAGCATGATGAAAAAACTTATTATTTACTGGATAGAGCGGGCTACACAGAACACAATGTAAAGTATTCCGATTATGGGTTTGAGCTTCATCATAGATTTCCTAAAGCCCGCTCGGGAAAAGCAAAGATAATTTGGGAAAGAAACTATAAAAATTTCGGGGACTCTGTTATAAACTTACAGCTTATTAAAAAAGATAAGCACGCTACAAAAAACACAGGGACAGAGTATTATAACGACAGGCAGGCTAAGTTATTTGAGAAGATACTTAAGAATAGACCGGACTTATCGAAGTTAGTGAACGTAGAAACAGGGGATTATGAGGATGTGGATTCTGCGGTATACGAAGTAATGCAGATATACGATCAGATTATAAGCAATAAAAAATGTGATATTTGCGGAGATATGTATAGTTTGGTGGAGCATCTTGACGGACAAGATCGATGTTGGGAATGTATAAATAAGGAGGTGGTAGAATGAGGGTTAAAGAAATTAAAATAACGACTATAATTGATAATTTTGGTGTAAAAATGACATCTGAAGTATTGGAATTTCCACCAACGGTTACAATACAACCATTTAATAAAAAAATTGATTTGAGTTATAATGATAAAAGCCTATTATGTGATGCGGTTAGATACTTATTAAAGGAAAACGAGCGTGTTATTATGGAACAGCTTAGGTATCAATTAGAAAAAGGAAATAGTGATGTAAAAAAGAAAGTAATATATGGGAATGGGTGGATTGATGTAAACGAAAAGCTCCCTCATGGTGATAAAGCAGTATTAGTAAGATTACAGTCATTGCGTGATGACCAATATACTTATGCCAATATTATGTATTATAATTGGAATAAAGGATGGTATGATTTTAATTTTAACGGTGAAATAAAACATAATAAAAATTTCAAAATTACTCACTGGCAACCGTTGCCAAGTACACATATAGGAGATAAAGAATGAAAACAAAAAAGTATTTCAGAAAAAACGGCCATGTATATTACACTGAAGAAGACGGTGGCAAGTGTTACGGGTTATGGGTTAGCGATGATGATAGCCCGTTGATGAAAGATAAGGACAGGGCATACAAGCAGATTAAAGGCCCGTTGTATAGTGGCCCTTTCAAACAGATTAAGGAGAACGCATAGGAGGCGTAAAATGGATAAACATAGGGATCGTAGAATGAATATAACAATCGATATTTTAAAAAAGCATGATGTGACTGAAGAGGGAATAAGCCTTGCTAAAGAAATTAATTTAGATAAAATTAATTTTGATTTTAGCGGTAAGAAAATAAATCATATTAAGCTATCTGAAAAAACAGATAGATATTATGATTTTTTGAAGTGGATTTCAGAATATTTTTGTATCAATATGAAAATAGAAACTTCAACCGGCAATTGGGTTATACATAAATATTCTAATACAATACATGATATTTTGTAAACACATTGCGAGGGGTGCTTGCCCGTTACCGAAATATAAGGAGGCAGAATAATGAGTAATACAATAAGCAGATCCTCTATAGACTGGGCGACCCACGTCTGGAATCCTGTCATCGGGTGTAGGCGTGGATGTCGGTATTGCTACGCTCGGAAGTTGGTTGACCGGTTTCCGGCGTTTCAGTGTGATAATTTTTCAGAGCCGGTATTTGTAGAGGACTTTTTCCACAAAGATTTTCCTAAAAAGCCCGCTCGGATTTTTGTCGGCGCATTAAGTGATCCTGAATATTGGGCTCCGTGGTGGATCAAAAACATTATGAGCAAGATAAGAGACAACCCTCGGCACCACTATTTATTCTTGACGAAAGCGCCTTATTATCAAAAAGAATTTATGGCGGAACGAGATAAAATCCATTTTGGGTATACTGTTACTAATCAAAGCGAATATGATGTTGTGCTTAGTCGCGCGAAGGGTATTTATTTTTTTTCGATAGAACCAATGTTCGGGCCAATCGATTTAGGGCCATATAAAAGAACAGAATGGATTATTGTCGGCCCGGAGACGGGCCAGAGAGGTAGTAGAAAAGGAACTCCTTATCTTGTGCGCGAGTGGATTAAGAGCTTGATTGATCAAACGAGAGATTTAGGCATCAGTCTATGGATGAAAGACGCGATGAAACAGTACGTTGATGTATATAGTCTACCGTTCTTGCGGGAAATACCAGATAATTTTAAATTGGAGGTGGAAGAATGAGCGGTAACCTAAAAGCGAAACGAATAGCGTTATTAAAATCAAGTGTAACGAAATGGAATCGATACATGCGGTTTTGTTTCAATGTGAATGAATATTTTTCCGTTGATCTACGTGGGGTAGACTTACAGAATACAAGTTTACAATACGCAAATTTACGTTTTGTAGATATGTGGAACGCAAATCTACGCTTTGCAGACCTGCGATACGCAAATTTATGGGGCGCAAATATACGGGGTGTAAACTTATGGAACGCAAGTTTACGAGACACAGATTTACGATTTGCAGATTTGCTATTTTCAGAATTACGATTTGCAAATCTACATGGGACAGATTTACGAAAGACAAAAGGGATATTTGTTATAAGAGGAATATGTGAATATGCTATTATAGCACACAGAACAAATCTTCAAATAGGACATAAAACTTATTCATGGAAATATTGGGAAAAACATATCGGAGACGAAAAGTTTAAAATGGAATGTTTTGATTATGATATTGTATATGAAGCGTATAAAATAGCAAAAGGATTTGCAAAAAATAAAGGTTGGATATAAGGAGGCAAGCAATGAAAGGGAAGACTTGTGAGTGGAAATTAACAGATGTTTATTACACTGGCTATTATGAATCAGTATGTGAGGCTGAATGCGGGGGTAATATCCGGGCAGATATAGAAGACTTTAAATTCTGTCCATTTTGCGGGTGTGAGATTGTAATATACGATCCCCCATCGGCTGAGGATGAATTAGAGCAACGGGTTAGAGACGGTGAAATTGACACTATGGGGCGGGTAAGATGACAAAAGAATTATTGTTTGATTTATTGCCCGAAAAAATTAATCATGCTATCAAAATATTAAAAAACAATGAGCCTAAAACTGGATATTGGCTTGCGTTTTCCGGCGGTAAAGATTCAATAGTCATTAAAGATTTAGCGATACAAGCGGGGGTAAAGTTTCAAGCTCATTTTAATTTCACGACTGTCGATCCACCGGAGTTATTGAAATACATTAAAAAATATCATAGCGGGGTTATTTGGGATAGGCCCGAAAAAACTATGTGGAAATTGATTGAAGAACGTGGATACCCGCCTACGCAATTAATGCGTTTTTGTTGTGCTGAATTAAAAGAAAAATACGGAGAGGGCGTTGTCTTGACAGGAATACGGGCGGCGGAATCACCACGGCGGGCTAAAAGAAAACAGATAGAAAATGATTACAATAATCCAAACAAAAAATATATTCATGTAATACTTGATTGGGGTGATGATGACGTTTGGAGATATATCCACAATAGAAATTTACCGTATTGCGAACTATACGATCAAGGATATAGCCGTATAGGTTGCGTTATGTGTCCAATGAAAAATAGAAAAGGTATGTTAGAGGACGCTAAAAGATACCCGAACTATGTGAAAGCGTATAAAAGAGCGCTTCAAAAAGGGTATGAAAAAAGACTTGAAAGAGGCAAGCCATATAAGACTTTCCGAAGCGGAAATGATATATATGATTGGTGGATGAGTAAGGGCGTAGACAAAGTATTAGAAGATGTGGAGCTTGAATTTTTCGAGGGGGGTTGGTGATGACGCACGGTGAAGTCGACACTATGGGGCGGGTAAGATGACAGCCGGTGAAATATGCGGAGCTATACTATTAGTGATAGTGATCGGAATAACGGTTTGGGGTATGATACAATAAAATATTAGGAGGACAATATGTTTAAAAACACACGTGATTTATTCAGGAAGTTTTATAATTTGAGAAACGATTTTATGGTTGCGGAAAATAAAACAATGAAACTTAGCACAGAAATCGATATGCTTAAAAAAGAAATCAGTCTATTAAATTCTTACAGGATAATAGATAATTACAATAAGAACGAAGCTATAAAAAATAAAGGTGGGCTGGAATTAATCAGAGAAGAAATAAAAAAGGAAGTAATGGAGACGCCGACTTATGGATATACAACGACAGTTATTGTGTATCATATATATTTAGGGGAGAAACTTATTGATGAAAATATTAATTTAGAAGATACAGAGAAGCACTGTAAACAGATATTAGAAATATTAAGCGAAGAATAACAGGAGTGTAAGATGTGGATATTAATAGGGCTATTAATCTTAGTGTTAGCGGTGGTATTAGTATTGCTTGCGTTCAATCTATCAGACCGCCGTGAGCTTAAGATGTCAAAAAAATGGGTTGAGGAAAAAGAATACAATAAACATATGGAGGCAGATGATGATAGGTTTTAGTGAATTAAATTACACAAAGTCTCGGGCTATGAAGCGTATTCAGAATGATGAGCAACAAAGGCATTTCCAAATACGGCAAGCTGAGATAGAGGAAGGGTATAGAGAGACGCAAGAGTTAATCCCGTACATGATAGGAGATGATGATGAGATATAAAAGCAGTAACGAGATACGCAAGATGACAGAGGATGAGTTGGAGAATTATGAGACACAATTAGTCCGAGAACAGCTTAAGCTAAAAGCGGACTTAAAGAAAAACACGAACGCACTTGCGGAGACTAAAAGACAGTGGAGAATAAGAGAACACAAAGAATAAGGAGACAGGAGAATGAGTGATTTAAACAGTGTAAATTTAGTAGGACGGATGGCGAAAGACCCGGAGCTAAAGCAATCGAAAGCGGGGAAGCCCTATTGTAAGTTTTCAATAGTCGTCAATGATTATAATACACAGACAAAAGAAAACGAAGGTAGTTTTTTTAATTGCATTGTATTCGGGAAGTCCGCCGAAACAGTGAACAAGTATTTCCACAAGGGAGACCCTGCCGGGGTAACAGGTAAGCTAACTCAAAACCGGTGGGTTGATGATAACGGGAAGAAGCGATCAAGCGTAGAGATTATAGCATTAACCGTATCGTTTATACCGCAAAAATCATCTAAGAAAAAGGACAGTGGGGATTATTCCGGTGGGTATAGTTACGGAGACTTAGATGAAGGCGGGCTATTAGGAAGCTATGCCCCAAACGAAGATGATGACGTACCGTTTTAGAGACATAAGGGAGGGTTAAGGATGGACTTACCGCACAGCGAGGAAGCGGAGAACGCAGTATTAGGGGCAATCATTAGAGACAATAACTTAGCGTATCAGGTAGTGGACAAGCTGACCCCGGCGGACTTCTACACAAAAGACAACACGGTAATCTATAAAGTTATTCAAGATATGATATACAATAATGAGAAGGTTGACGCTGTTACACTATGGGATAAATTAGATAATTCAAAAATAAAAGGCGGGATAGGGTATATAAGCAAGCTGATGGAGGGCGCGCCTTCATTATCTCGTGTAAAATACTATGCCGGGATAGTCAAAGAGAAGTCGAAATTGAGATCGTATTTAAGATTATCGCTTAGCATTACAGACATGATACAGGACGGGGCTAACACAAAAGATATAACAGAGCATATCGAAGAAACGGTAATGAAAGTTATGTATGATGTGAACGAGAAAGGGGTAGTACACATTAAGTCCGCCGTTAGTGAGTTTAAAGAGATGATACAGAAAGGCTATGACAACGAGGGGAAGCCCGGAATATCTACGGGGATAGATTTTATAGACAATATTACAGGCGGGCTACGTCCCGGACAGTTAAGCATACTCGCCGCACGTCCGTCAATGGGGAAGTCTGCTTTAGCCGGCAATATTATGTGGAACATAGCTAATGCGGGCGGCCGTGTGGTGAATTTTAGTATTGAGATGACTATTACAAGCCATATATGCAGGTTTACAGCGTATCATACAGATATTAATAGCTCACGTATTCGAGACGGACGCTTGTCTTTAGAGGAGAAGAAGCAGATAGAGGAATGGACGGATATATTTAACGGGTTGGAGCTATACATTGATGAGACCGCTAAAATATCCGTACAAGATATAAGGCTTAGAGTAAAGCGGGCTAATATTCAGCATGGGAAAATAGATTTAATCATTATAGACCACCTACAAATATTAAATGTGGTAGGGAAATACAATACACGCAATGACGCTTTAGCAGAGATAAGCAAAACGCTTAAGGCTATTGGAAAAGAGTTCGGAGTGCCGGTATTAGTCGTGTCTCAGCTTAGCAGACAAGTAGAGAAGCGGGATAATAAGCAACCGATACTATCAGACTTAAGAGAATCGGGGGCGATAGAACAGGACGCAGACTTAGTGCTTACCATGTATCGCCCGGAGTATTACGATAAGAGCAAAGAGCCCGGTATCTGTTATTTAAATTGTGTGAAGAACAGAGACGGAATGACAGGGGAGACTAAACTTATATTTGACCCGGAAGTTTTAAGGTTTAGGAAGTTGAAAACGCATAAGCAGGTGATGGAGTATGATCACGGGACGGAGTATATAGAAAAGTCCGTTGTAGATTTTTAAGGAGAGACAAAATGATAATCGAATTTACTGTAAGCTGTCATATAAAGTCTATCAATGAGTTTTTTAGAAACAGGAGGAATCTTGCGTATAGCACATACAAGAAGCGGATCACAAAAGCAATTCAATCATCAGGGGAGGCGAGGCATAAGTTCACAGAGTTCTCCGCATTGTTTCGATTCCCGAAAAGCCGAAAGGATTTAGATAATCATAGTGCGTTTGCTAAGGCTTTTATAGATAGCCTACGGGAAGCGGGCTATATTACAGATGATAGCCCAAAGTATTATCGATACATGGGCATGAAACTTGATGACAAGATAGACAAGATAATAATAATGGTATATAATAAATCGATGGACGATGACGGGCTTGTATTAAAAAGGTTTATTGACGTGCCCTACACGCCTCGTAAAAAGAAAAGAAAGGGGGAAAATCCATGAGTAAGATTTACATATCCGGTAAGATTAGGAATTGCGGAAACTATCGCTCCCGTTTCCATGAGTGTCATAAAAAATTGGAAAAGAAATTTCCGGGCTGTCATGTAATTAACCCGGTAGAAATAGGCGAGGACGTTAAGCTATTGACCGGCAAAGATAACCCGGAATGGTGTGAATACATGAAGCATGATATAAGAGAGCTTGTGTTTTGTGATATGATATGTATGCTTACGAATTGGAAGGATAGCCCGGGTGCAAAGGTAGAAAAGAAAATTGCGGAGACAATAGGATTAGAAATAATATTTGAGGAGGAATTAGATGAAAGAAAAAGATGTGTTAAGTGAACAGCTAAAAAAAATATCGGAGAGCATTAATGAAATATCGCTTAAGGAAAACATGAGCGGTAACGCTTTGTATACAATACTGAACGCTATTTATACAGATTTATCAGCAAGGTTTATTGTAAACGTGGCCCATAAAAATCCTAATACCAGCGTTGAGAAATTGATCGAGAGTGTTATAAAAGAGTATGCAATGAGCCTTACGTTTGCGTTAAAAGAGTACGGGTTAAAGATAGAGCCGGACTTATCCAAAAAAATATTAACTACGGACGGTTGATAATGTCATATAACAAATATAAAGGTCGTGAGTATACAGGCATCCCGCTTTCCGATGATAGCGGATCGTATATGGAAAAAGACTTTGAAGCTAATGAAAACAATATTGATGATTTAGTGATGGAGTATTCCGGGTCCTTTTCTTTAGCGGACTTAAGGATTATGTATAAGCAGGCTACCGGGCTACCACCGCTACGAAGCAAGAAGCCTGTATTCCTTCACCCGGTATATGCTAAAACTTTAGAGCATGTGTTACGGGATATACTTAATCTTTACGGTGAGTTTCCTGAGACTGTTAAAAGTTATTTTGAAAAGGCAAGCCATATAATAAAGAAATAAGCCCGCTTGAGGCGGGCTTATAATCTTTTTTAAAGCACCTGAAAGGCATATATAATTCCCAATATCCATGATACGAATATTAGAGTATTCCAAAACGCACCTTTTATATTACTACACAGAAAAGGCAACCCGAACCCCGATACTACTACCAGTATTAATATTAATATCATTTACCACTCCATTAATTTCTTCCCGTCCTCACTATAAATACTTTCGATAGTGTAACCATCGTAGTATTTAACCGCATTCAGTACGTCCTCAACCGGGCTTGTGTCTCCTTTCTCGATCTTCTTAATAGCGGACTCCGTGATCTGCTTTGATTCTATCCCCACCGGGATAGTGATATTCACTAAAATTTTCATGCTTTACCTTCCTTTTGAAATATTGATTCCATCTTACCCTTCATCGATTATAAACGGAGCGATCTCCCCTGCGTCTAAAGATACAAGCGCTTGCTTCCAGCAATTCAGATCATCAATAAACACATAGCCTCGTGTATCGCTATCATCGCCAAATATTCCTATCACTTTATAATCCCTATCTACCGCTAAACGGTTTTCAAAGTCAATACCTAATTCTCTTACATCCCGTAACTCTGAACCGATAATATAAGTCGATAAAAAGTAATTGCTCATCTTATAAAATTTCTTACCTTGATAATTCTTTTCTATAAAGTTATCAATATTAATATCATCCATTAAATCATTCTTTATCTTTTCTTTTAATGTCATTATTATCTCCCTTGTTTACGATCACCTTAACATACCGGCCCGGAATGCGATCTTATCCCGGGCGGGCTTATAGCGGGCTATTTCTTAAGTAAATCCTTATACTTAATTTCAACCGCCTTGATACCTTCCGTCAATACTTCATTGTTAGTAACTTCCCGTAATAGAGGAAGTCTTGATTTTAAGTCTTTGAAACTTTCAAAAACTTCCTTGTCCACAATAAAACCTATGTGGACCTGATTTTCTTTCAAATTCATTTTTCTACCTTCCTTATGTTTAATATTTCTACTTCTCTTACCTTGATTTTCAACCGGTTAAGCCACTGATAAAAGGATATAAAAGCATCCGGCTTATTATCGGCGCTGATATATTGCTGAGCTTTTCCGAATGCAGATACATAAGTCAACAAGTATAATCCTTTCTTCCCCTTCAAAGTTTCCTGCTTCATAAAATCCGGCTCGCTTTCAAAATTCTTCTCCGTGAATAGTTCCATTTTTTACACTCCCTATGTTACCAAACTAAACCTTGATTAGCCGCTTTGCGGGCTTGTCTCAATACTTTTGTTTTACCTATTGCGTTATAACAGGACCCGCTATTAACCTTTTTCCATTCCCATATCCCGCCGCTTTGTAATGAAATAAGCACTTTAATTTCAAGTCCTCTCCAATTTAAACCTGTCCTGCATTCTAAAAATCCTGCATCATCATAAATCTTTTCACCACTCGACAAAGTAAAATACTTTCTTACTCTAAAATATCTCATAAAAAACTCCTTAGCCTGCTTTTAAAGCGGGCTTCTTTACATCGCATTGACTAACATGGAATAGACAAGCCCCGTCAACCTTAACGCTTGCCTTCTCTCCCTTTCTAATCCTATAACCTTCTCTATATAGCTGAGCATAAGTGCCGAACCGGAGACAATCAAAGCCATTGTCTTTAGTCTGCATGAGTATTTCACGTTTCCACTTGCCATAATATTCTCTGCCATCCACGTTGACGGGCTTTAAATTATCCCCTGTGGGCTTCTCTGCGGGCTTTTCTACGGGCTTAATTGGTATATCCTTAACTTTAGCCTTAGAAACGGGCTTGCTTTTAGCGGGCTTATGTCTCTTATAGCTAACTTCAATCTCTCTAATAACCTTCTCAATACCTACGTTGTGATATAATAATTCAGTTAGTCGCCAAATACAGGCTTGTTTATACGCTGAAACTATACTTGATGGTGGTATTCCGGCGGTCTTTCCTTCGTAAATTTCCGAAAAGTAATCACGCATATAATGTTCATAGTCCTCGTATTTAATTGTGATCTGCTTACCGTTGACACGAAACTTAAAATTATAATCCTCTGTCATTTCAAGCGTCCACAATTTTTTAGCCTTGTAAATCTTATCGTTGATACTTAAGGCAAGTTTCCATTTACCTTTCCCATCCTGACGGGCTAACATATAAAAATCTTTGATTGTAGGATTGATTGTTAAATCATACGATTTTAAACCCTTAGGAATATTGTAATGGAAAGCGTCAACAAACTTTCCTTTTTTGCCGCCCGGAATAAACCCCATCTTTTTAATCTCATTAACAGATTTTAGATCGTACTCATTCCATTTACTTTTATTTTTTGTGAATGCGTTTAGCGTCAAGCTAAAAGCGGTCTCACTATCTGTCATGTAATAATACATAATATCCACCTTAAAAAATTATTTTAAAAATTATAGCATCCCGGGCGCTCATGGTCGCCCGGGCTTATAGCGGGCTTATAAACTTTTGAAAAACTTTCTTGCTTGATAGAGACTATCAAACTTTTTTAAGTTTGAAACTTTGCCGGTCTCAATATCAAATTTACATACCTTGTAAATCCTTTCTGAGCTTGTAAAGCCTGCTTTTATTGATTCAATAAAAACCCCGTTGACTTTACAATCTAACAACCGGCTTTTAAAAAACTTCATAGTGTCATTATCGAAATAATGGCGGCCCGCCGCTTGATTTAAGCGTTTCATTAGATCAAAGTCTAAGTATTGCATCCGGCCCCGTGTCCTCTCGAAATTCTTTTTTTGTGTGTCTGTCATTTTAAACCACCTTTTATTTTTAGCTAATAATTTTCATTTTTTTTCTAAAGTCAATCCCTTCAAAAATATCACGCGCGTTTTCTCTCGTTGATATTAAGCGCCCCGGAAATGGATTGTAAGGCTCGTGTAATCGTTGGACGTATTCCCCACTGTCATACTTCTTACAGTATGGGTTTTCCCATTCTCCGCCTTCCATCCCGAAAAGGTATCCATCAATTACCACCGTGTCATCCTTTTTGATTGCCTCGATTGCTTTTTCTTTCTTTGTCATATTTCACCATCCTTTTTTTATAATCAATCTTAATTCAAAGGCTTAAGATTAAGGCCTGTTAGCGGGCTTTTATGCTGTCAATTCCCCCTTATCTGCCAACCTGTAAGCAACCCTATAAAACATTTCAGCGGTCAAGTTAGAACCATATATATTATACATAGTTCTATACAATGCTCCATAGTTAGAAGTCCAATTAGAAAACTCTATACGGTCGCTTGTATCACACGCAACCGATGCGATCTGAGTTTCTAATCTCAAATAGTCTCGTAGTTTGTTCTTATCCATCTTATACCACCTTAAAAAATTTTTCTCTCATCTGGTATAGTATAAGCAACAACCATGCCAAGGTATTAAATAAGAATTAAATAACTTATAAGTATATAGATAGTAAAGAAATAAAAAAATTACAGGTAATATTTAAGCGATATAAGAATGATAAAAGAATGCAAGTAATTAATGCAAGTTGCACATAGTTAAGCAAAATGCACTATTATCATGCAGAAAATTAAAAGCGGGCTTATTGATTTTTTACTTGACATTTTAAAAAACAGGTATATAATAGAGTAAGAGCGTAAAGGATTGAGAGATTAAAGCGGGCTTTTATTAGATATAAGAAAAGATATATAAGATTGAAATTTAAAGCGGGCTTATATCAGCATTGATAAACTCTATTATAGATACAAAGAAACACATTAGTTATGATTAGATATAAGAGCATACAAGGATATGGATATAAACAATAATAGAAATGGAAATAGATATAATAATAAATGAAAGGATAGAATAACTATGAGTAAACTCTATAAGAGATATAAAAGGATATAACAATATGATTAATTATAATGATAGATGCTATAAGAGATATGAAAGGTTTTCAAATAGAACCAACACGCACAGAAAAGCGATCCCAAAAGGTGAGATTACATATTATCCTATTTCCGATAATATGTATTATGTCAAGTACAACCCCCATATTGACTGAATTGTATCATTATACCCGGGGGTGAGTCAAAATGGCGCACCTGATTCCCGTTTTATATTAATTGAAGGTTCTATAACACAGAAGGAATCGTTGGAAAAGATAGCTAAAAAAGCCTCTGTGGGCGTATGTAGAGGCAAAGTAAGAGCACATATAGGTAAACATACATTGGAGGAAAAGTTATGGCTGAAAGTGTAGCGAAAAAGGGAAATACCGCTGATAGGAAGGAAGAAGTGGTTAGGAAGGATGTTGTTGAGAAGGGATACGGGTTATTTGGATATTGTCCGTTTCGGGATGGGGAGTGTTTGAGAGAGGCTTGCGGGTTGTGGAATTGGACTACTGTTAGTGATGAGAGTCGTAAGTTTGGATATTGTGGATTGAAGCCGTTTGATTCTCAGATGAGACAGGGTGTAAAGATTGTGGTTAGTACGTTGATCCGGACGGGAGAGATGCCGGGTTGGGTTACGGATAAGCCGTTTGAGGGGATCAATGGGTAATCCATACGGTGCGAGCAATCCGGGGATATTAACTCCGAGACAGAAGCAAGTTGTTGAGTGTTACATACGGAACGGGTTTAACGCACGCAAGACCGGGATTGAGTTAGGGATAAGTACTCCGGCGATAAATAAAGTGATACATTTAAATATCGCTGAAGATATGATAGAGCAAGCGAGGACGCTTGTGCATGAGAGAGAGATGTCTCAGGAAGCGGTTTTTAGTATGGAGTGGATGCTTGTTGAGATTACCCGGTTATACCGGAGTATTTCTGAACCGGATGATTTAGTTGTTGCTTATAAGAATACTGTAAGCCGTGAGCTTAAAGAGTTTTTTTATAGCGGCGTGGAGTGGGACAAGGAAGTTATCAAGGGAATGTTTGAGGAGATGGAGAAGCGGATTGTTGATGAGCTTAAGAATAAGACAACCGTGTTTATTCGCTTGAAGAAAGAGAAGAGGGATGCGCTGGATAAGATGATTCGTTATCGTGAAAAGATGGCGGAGAGTGTTACGGACAGAGAATTAGAGATTACGCAGATGAGTTTGACGGAGATAGAGGAAGCGGCTAAGGCTTTGATGAAGAGAGTCCGTGAAATGCGGAAGCAGATGAATATAGGAAACAACGATGTTTGATGACAAGAGCAAGATAAGAGATACCCGCTTTTTTTACGCAATGGAACTTTTAATGTTGACTAAGGAAATGGAGTCTCGCAAGGATGCTTTTTATTATAATTATGAGCCCGCCGGAGACAAACAGATTGAGTTTCATAATACCGTTATTCGGTTTCGTGAATTACACGGAGGGCTTAGGTCGTCAAAGACAATGACCGCTACGTATGATATGATGATGTTGTTGTTAGGAGATCACCCGAAGCAGAAGGAATACGGAATGCCCGTCCCATCGAATTGGTGGTACGTGGTAAGCAGTTTTAAAAAGATCACTCAGGTCGGCGGGATATGGGATGAGGTGATAAATAAGATGTTGCCCGGGAATACGGTTGCTAACATTGCTAATAACGGACGTGATAGTTTTAGAGTTGATTTTAAAAACGGAAGTAAACTTGAAATTATATCTCAAGAGCAGGGGGTGGGAGCGTTTAGGTCGGCTAAGATCAACGGGTTTATAGCTGATGAGAAAATAGCTAATCAAAACATTATGCGGAATTTAAGAATGCGTATTTTTGATACTGATGGTATCGGGATATTTACGAGAGACTCGTTTGAAGATGATGAGTATATGGAAATGTTAGTTTTAAACGGAGAGGCTAAGGCGTGGAGACTAACCGTTGATGACAATAAATATTTGAGCGAAGAAGGAAAAGAAGCGGCCCGCCGTGAAATGGATAAGATTGACCAGATGGTTTTGTTAGACGGTATTCATCAAAAACGAGATGAAGTGTTTTGTTTTAAAGATATTTGGAATGAAAAGAATTATTTTGAGATAGAGCCGGTTAGGTTTGATGTGGACGTTACCGGAAACAAGTTAGTTGTGTCAGAGACGGGGTTATTGAGAATGTTTAAGAAGCCCGATGATAAGATGAAATATGTTTTGTCTATTGACCCGGGTGAAGGCGGAGGCGGAGACGAGACCGTTGTAAACATATTCAGTAGAGACGGAGAGCAAGTTGCGGTATGGCACAGTAACAAAATTAAGCCCGCTAAAGTCGCTAACATAGTAGCTTTTCTATCTCGCTATTATAATGATTGCGAAACTGTATGCGAGAACAAAGGATCGTCAGGCGGAATTGTTATTGATAATTTAAAACGGTTGAGAGTTAAACAGTATTCGGAATATTCTATCGACACTAAAGGAAAGCCCCATTTAAAAGGGGTTGGAGTTAAAACAAGCCCGGGAGCGTCAGACACTTCTAAAAACAAGATGATTGAGGAATTATTAGATGATATGATTGCCGGGGATATTCGATTGCATTATTGGATTACTAAGGAGCAGTTTGACCGGTTTATAAAAAAAGAAATTGGAGAACACGGAAAGTACACATACAAAGAGAAAAAGAAATTGAGATGGAGCGGAGATCGTGGGACAGGCGAGAACGAACAGGACGGAATGATTATAGGCGGAGATGACCATTGTATGAGTACGGTATTAGCGGATTTTTTACTTAGAAAACGTGGGTATGTTGGGGAAAGATCGCAGACAGTGAATGACCAACGTATGCTTGCGGAAAAGATGATAGAGGATGATGACAGCGAACCTATTCCGGTATTATTTCGGGGTGGGAAAGCTCAAGTATTAGGGCGTAAAAATAATAGCTTTGCAACCTATTAAGGAGTTTAAATGAATATCGAAAGTTTATTTAAGAGCAAGACAGAATTAGACACAGGGTATATTGAGCATATTACAGAGAAAGCGAATGCGTTTCATTCTGATATATCCCGGGAATGGGATGTTATAGATGATTTTTATTTCGGTGATCACTGGAGTATGCTTAAAGATATAACGACAGCGACAGAATCGGGGTTGCTGATTAACGCACGGACAGGAAAACCGATGTGGGACGGCGTAGACAATCCTTTTTATTCTAACAATAACGAAGAAAATGATCAGATGCCTAAGCGGACGGTCAATCTTATTAAGACTTATATCGAATCATTAGTTGCTCAGTTTACAGAGGTCAATCCTATTCCTACGGCGGTGCCGGCTTCCAATCTATATGATTATAAAGAGATACTTACTCCGCTTAATCTTTTGCTAAAAGAAATATTTCAAGTTGAAAATAAAGGGAAAGAGCTATATCAAGAATTAGTCAGGGACGCTATTAAGTACGGTTACAGTATCGGTCAAGTCATGGTTGATAAAGAAAAGACCAGACACGTAGTCCCGATTAAGTTAAGAGCGGTATCACCACGTGATATACGTATTGATCCTAAAGCGACACATATCGATGAGGCGGACTATGTTATTCAGTATAAAATGATGACACTCGGCGAACTTAATTCAAAGTATGATTTTAAAATTCAGAGATGGTTGCTTAACGGAGAAACACACGAGGACGATGAAGAGTTTGAAGTAAAGAAAATATGGGTACGCACGAATATTGACGGAAATAATGAGTGGAGGGTATTAAACGTTCTCGGAGAATACGGGGTATGGCTTAAAAACAAAGAAGATAAAAAAGGAAACTTTTTAAACACTAAGTATTATCCTGTTTACCCCAGAGTGCCGTTTGTGGTTTTTAAAACTTCAGCAAGTAAGAATTGGGCCCCATATCAGAGTATTGTGATAGACGCTATTGAGCCACAGATAGATTATAATAAAACCTTGAGCGAAGGAGATTATAATTGGCTACGGAGCATTAAGCCTATCATCGTGGGGAATGCTCCGGCGGAGAAAGTTGAGGAAGGGAATAAGCCCGGTGGATATATCCCTTTAGACACTGCTAACGGCGAGCAGATTAGTTTTGAAAAAACGGATTTGATAGATCAGGGATCGATAAGAGCGAGGCTTGATACTGTTAAAGAAATTATCGGGCTAACGTTTGGTAACGTAGAAATCCTTGAAGGTCGGAAGCCTACGGGGACATACTCAGATAAATTAATGCAGACTATGATACGCATTGCTCAGCTTAAACCGAAGATGTGGGAATCTATGATACTTGACGCATGGTCGGAG